TCACCTTTTTTACACCAGGGACCTTCTGGATATCGTTCTTTATTATAGCAGTGTGGGCCCATGTCTAGAATTAAACCACAAGTCGATGCTACTTGTGATCTCTCTACTGTTTCGTCTGCTAAAATTATTCCGCCTTTAGTTTTCTCTTTTTGTTTAAAAGGTAAAACAAGAATTCTCCAACCCGTAGGTTTAGGTACTTTTCCTTTTGTTTCTTCTGATTTTTTTTCTGTAGGTTTAACACCTACTAAAGTTTTATTTGGTAACTCAATCTTTGGTTTTTGAGTTGATGTTGATAATGGTTCCGTCTTGTTCATTTTGCTCCTTTTTGTTTAGCAGGCTGGATATTTCCTGACTTAAATATTGATACGTTCGTATCTGTCCTAACATATAGTTGTATTTTTCCATATTGTCAACACCTCCAGATGCCATTGCTGACACCATATCATCATGTCTCATTTTAATGATCTTTCTTATTTTTTCTACAAATGTCATATCTTCCATTATTTCTTTTTCCTTTTCTTTGGTTTACTTATTTTACTACCATATTTTTTAGTCCATTTTTTTGCAATGGCAGGTTCTTTTGCAAATAAATATTTTCTTTGTTTTTCAGATTTAAAAGGCATTTTTTATTCTCTAAATTCCTCAATTACCTTTAATTTTTCCTGTGCGTCAGCTATTTTTTGAAACAACTTATCTATTTCATCTAAGTGTTGTGGGTGCTCACCAATCCCTACAGGATTCTCTAAGTATATTTTAAGTGTTGCATCTGATTCAGATATTTGAGCTTCATATCTTGCTTCTAATGCATCTAGTAATGCTGCTTTCATTAACAGTCCCACTTCCTCAACGATTTATTTATTCTTGAGTTTGGATCTCTTGCCGTTTTAGCAGAAGTTAGTTTCTTTTTCATTCCACCCATACGAGCACAAAATGATTTACGTCTAGAACTTGTTTTAGATTTAGTAGGTGCTTTAAGTGTACCTTTTTTATAACTGGCACGACCTTTGGCATTAAGTCCACCTGAGGGTGACTTACCTGCTTTTCTTGTCCAAGCTGCGCTAGCCATTATTTTCTCTTTCTAGGTTTCTTCGCTGTCTTCGCTGCTCTTTTAAAATTTGCAGCAGTTGGTGCTCCTTTAGCTCCAGGTTTTCTCATTTTCTCACCTGAGCCAGCAGCGATTCTCTTTTTTTTCGCGTGAATATTCGCGTATAGTCCACGTTTAGCCATTATTTTACCTTCTTTCCTTTTTTGTAGCCCATTCGTTTTGCAACTTGTGGTGCTTTTGCTTTTAATGCTCTTATGCCTTTACCTTTTTTACCAGCAGGAATTGGTTTTTTAACAGAACCACCTTTTTTATACATAGCTCCGCCTTCCATTCCCATGTCTGATGGGTAATAACCAGATGCCATATCTTTTCGCATCATGCCGCCACCCATTTTTTTTGCTCTTCCACCAGCCATTAACTTTTGTCTGTTTGGATTTGTTTGTGTATTATAGTTTCTATTTGACATTATCTTTTCCCCTTTTTCATTGCTTTACCAAAACCTTTTTTAGCTATACCGCAGCCAACTCTTCCACCAGATTTATATTGTCTTATGATACCGCTATTATCTGCTTTTAGTGGTGATCTAGTTCTCCCTGTCATTTTTACTGCAGGATCATAAAATTGCATTCCGGATTCAGCTGTAGTTTTATCATTAATTTTATTAATAAAATCTCCTGCTATTGATGCATTAGATCTTTTTGGTGAAAAATTTTTACCTTTGCTAAAAGGTCCATAACTTCTCATATCAGATTTGTTTCCACCTTCTGTTGTAAGAAAATCTTTCATTTCTCCTTTTCTTTTCATTGCTCTTGCTGCAAGCAACGCTGCACCAACAGGTATAGCAACCTTAGCTGCTTTCTTTAAACCTTTTTTTAATTTTTTTAATATAGCCATTATTTTTTACCACCGTTTCTAAATATTTGTGTTCCTTTTATACCATAAATACTAGCGACTACAAGTATCCATAAATTTGTGAACCATGATGGGAGTGCCGCGAAATGCTCAAAGAATACGTTTACTTTGTCCATTGCTCCAGGATCGTCGCTTACAACTGCCCAGGCCAAAATTGCGATTGGCGCCGAGAGAATTATCAAAACTGCCTCGTCCTTCCAATCTGATTGTCTGGCTTCTAAAAGTTTTCCCTGGTAAGCTTCTTTTCCTTCGGCCATACGAGATGCGTGCATAAGCTGTGCATCTGACATAGCTATTTTAGTTTTCTGCTTGTTAGCATAAATTTTACTTCCAGCAGAAACGGCTAATTTAATTGCCGATAACCACATATTAGTACCACTTAACTGAAGATTTCTTAGATGCTAGCATTCTCTTTTGACCACCAACTTTATTAATAGTTGGTTGTCCTAAAGGAACTTTAACTTCTACAGCTTCTGCAAATCCATCTGAGTTAGTTTTAAGTGTATTAGTGCCATCTGCTCTAGGCGTATCTGATACAACAGGACCAACATAATTTGGATTGTTTTTTGTAAAGAATGTTTTTGGTTTCATATTTTTCTCCTATGCTATTATTGTATACTATCTTTTTGGACCTTTCAAGATCCTTACGTCTCTTTGTTTAAACATGTCATTTTCAATCTTAGCGTCAATACCCATCTGTGTTTTAGTCAATGAAGTGTCTGCTCTAAGTTCTGCTAGCTCTTCGTTTTGAGCTAATTTTTCGTCAAACTGTTGTTGGCCCATCATTTGCTTAGATCTATCTAGATTTATTCTCTCTTCAGATTCTTTTCTTTCAGCTTCGTCATTCATAGCTTTTAAATCTAGTTCTCTAGCTTTTAATTTAGCAATTGGGTCTCCACCATACTCTCCACTAATTTTTGCTTCTTCATTTCTAAATTCTTCAGTAGATTCTGCAATTAATTTAGCTTTTCTAGACTCTAAACTCATAGATAGGGACATCATCTGTTGTTGCATTTGCGGATTTTGTTGCATTTGCGGATTTTGTTGCATCATTTGTTGCATTTGCATTAATTGTCCGATTTCTTCCCTAAATTCTATCTCTAATTGCTCTTGTGCCATCAAAGAAATGTGTTCAAAGATGTTTTTTTCTAAAGTTGCCATAACAACCGGTGAATTTCTTGCAACATTACTAGCCATAAAGTTTAAATGGGTCGTAATATGCGCTTGATGGTCTTGTCCTTTGAAAGCTTGGAACGGTTTATTAGACATTGCAAGAATATTTTCAGTTGCAGGGTCCATAGGACTAGGTTCAGCAGGTGGTGGTAAGATTTGATCAATATTTTTTACACCAATTGCTTCATACATATGTCTGTAAGCTTCATATAAATTATGCATTTGCGGATTTGACTGTGCAAGTTGTAATTCTGTTTGTGCTAAACTAATTCTTTGCGATTGAGAAAATATATTAGGGTCTGCAACAGGTAAAATATCTACCTTGTCATCAAAATCTGCAACTTTAATATTTTTTTGTCCACCAACAACATCATAAGGATATTCAGGTGGTAGATAAGTTTTAAAAACATCTGCCAATAAATTAAATTCGCTTTTCATAGCCACATACAATCTTTTATGTATGGCTGACATGACTCTGGAGCCTCGCTCTAACAGAGCTATAGTCGTTCCAACAGCGGCCTGTTGGTTGCCGTCCCCGACTTGCATGTCAGCGATGGCGGCAAATCTTTGCCCTGCCGAAACCACAGTACCCATCAATTGTAACAAAGTTCCTGATGGTTCTTTAAATGGTAAAGGCATAAATGCATCTTTGATGTTTCCACCAGGTGCATCGACATCTCTGAATTCGCCAGGCTGTATTGACTGAGCCTCATCTCTAACACGTATTCCACGTTGTTTAAATCCTGAAGGCAAGTTACTTAATGTACCTGCATCCAATAATTGTCTTAGTGCAGTGGTTGCTGTTCTAGACAGTCCACCGATCATATGAATTAAACCGAAACCATAAAAACCCATTCCAGGTAAAAATTTAAAATGCACAAAATAATTTTGTCTTGCTTTAGTGGCATCATCTGCTGCATAGTTTCTTCTAATTGATAATACTTCTCTACTTCCAAGTTCTATTGTTACAATGTATGGAAGTTTAATTCCTGTGTCTTCTCCAGTAGAATCTTTATCTTCAAATCCTTCTAGATCTAAATCAGTATGTATTTCTAAAACAGTAAATACATCTTCGTCTCTAGTTCTTTTGACACCTTCTAGTTCTCGTTCTTTTTTCTCTACTTCTGTTTCTTCGTTGTAGCCAGGTGTTAATTCTATATCAACATAGAAACCGGCTACTTGTTTTTTTCTTAAATCATTCTCTGACATTTTAATGACATGAATAATTGCTTCTGCATCTTCTAATGAAGTTGCAGTATAGGGAACTAACAGGTCGTCAGCTGGAACGAACTTTGAAACGGCTCTACCAAGTAGTTCATCGTAATAAACTTTCTTAAACGCAGAGCCGCTAAGAGGGAGATAAAAAAGCATTTGATCGAACTCGGGTTCGTACTCTTTCATCACGTCCATGAGCTGATAGTTCATGAATTCTTTTACACGTTGTGATTGATCTTCTTTTTGTCTATTTATTAATCCAATAACTTGAGTGTGTACTGGTCCCGTTGCTGGTAATAATTCTTTGTAAGCTTGCGCTTGAAATTGAGTTACTGCTTCTGCAAGAACTGGGTGAGTTGCACCACTAGCTCCTTGGAAAGGCTGTGTTGGGTTTTCATATTTAAATCCTAAAAGATCTAATCCTTTTGTATAAGAATCTTCCCAATCTTTTCTTGCAGATTTATAAGTCATGTAATTTTCTGCAAGTTCTGAACCGAGTTTTCCTAAAACAGATTCAGGTAATAATTCTGCTAAGTTATCTCCATGACTCTCTCCGCCAGGTTGATTAACTGCTGCTGGATCAAAATTAATTGTAGCACTACCATCGTCCTCTTGTGTAATGTCTATATCATCAGGACCAACTTGTTCTTCAAGTGTTTTCTGTTCTGTTACTGCTACTTCTTCGTCGCTAGGTATTTTAAGTTCTGTCTCTACGTTTGGTAGAGCTTTGTCCATATCTGCCATTTATATTCTCCGAGTTCTTTATTGTTGTAGCTTGTTTTGTAGAAATATTCAAGCCTTGTGGGTCTGGTCCCTTTAATGGTGGGATTGCATTAAATTTGACGTGTTGCATATTTGCAACAAGTGTTTTATTTTTAGTCATCAAATAATCCTTTTCCTTTTCTGTAGTTATCAAACATTTCATATCCACTAATACCAGCTGATATTGCAAGACCCGGTAACCCAAATCTTCTTGATACTGTTTTAAGCATTGCAGGACTTACACCTAATCTCATTATACTTGAAACCGCAGGTGATGCAAATTTTGTAGCTTGTTGAGTTAATGGTGCTGCAAATGCAGGGCCTAAATAATTTATTGGGTTAGTTGCAATCTCACCCAGTGAATCTCCTTCGGCAAGTTGTTGACCAATGTATAATGGCTCTAGTGCTAGCATCCCTAACGGTGTTCCTGTAGCAGCAAGACCTTTTCCAAGCAATCCACTAATAGGACTAGCCGCTGCTCTTATTTTTCCAACACCTTGTTTCATAGGTCCAGTAAATTTATCGTTTGGTCTAATACCACGTCTATCTTTATAATATTCTGCTGCTCCTGGTATTGCACCCGCTGCAGTCACGGCTCCTAGAACAGGCAACTGGGCATCTGATGTTATACCCGGATCTCTTTCATCCATAATTGGTTCTGTTACCATATCAATCAACATATTCTTTTGTTGGTCTTCATTTGATAAATAAGTTGTTGGATCATCACTAAAAAATTCTTTTACTGCACCTGCTGTTGCACCGACTGCAGCTAACGCTCCAAACCTTCCACCTTTTTTGGCAACATTTAAAAATGTATTTGCAGCAGATTTAAATTTATCTATCCTACTTGCATCTCTTACTAATTTTTCTGGTTCGTTTTGTATTGCATCTTCAACAGCATCTACACAACTTATTGTTCCACCATTTGCTTTTTTACTTCTAACTAAACTACAAATAGGTCCGTTTGCTGCTGCATCTTTTCTAGCTAAATTAAATATATTACTTTCAAGGTTTGCTTTAGCCATTACGTCATCAAGAGATCCAGCTGCAGTTGCTTTAGCAGTTGCTCCAGGGGTAGCCATAAGTTCTGTTGAACTATCAAAACCTCCTGAATACACATACCCTTTTAAAGTATCTCTATTTACAATAATTGGTTTTAAAATATTTTTTGCAACATCTCCTTGTTTACCACCAGTTGCAACAGTCTCTAATAAATTTTCATTTACTACATCCATCTGTTTTTTTAAATCGGGTGTGTTTTTTTTCTTCATTTGTTTAAACAGATCAAATTGTCTTTTATACAAAGGTTTCATTTCTTTATTTAACGCCTCGGCAACTTTATTATTAATTTTTTGTGGTTGTATTGCTAAAGAGTCAATTGGATAAGCAAGGCCTAATTTTTTAGCTTGAAAAATATTTGCTGTGTGTGCAAGTTCATAAGCTTTTCCTAAATTAGTTCCTTTAGTAGCTTTAGTTTTAAACTTTTTAAGTCTGTCATCAAAATTATATGTAACACCTGTTCTTTTTTTATAAGCTTTTTTTGCACCACCCACATTTTTAGGACCTGGCGGTCCCGCTTGATAATCAAAACCTTCTGCTATTAATTCTTCTCTTCCTTTGGTCATCCATTTAGGAGTACCTGCATTTTTTTTTCTAACTAATTTAAATTCTTCTATAACTGTTTTTTTAGCCTCAGCTGGAACTACACCACTTCTAACCAACTCTTTAAATCTTTCTATTCTCTGCCTTTGAAGTTCAGTGGCCAGTTCATTTATTGAAATTAAATTTTCCGGAACCCCGTATATATTTCCTGGTTTAAAAACCATTACAGCTCCAGGATTTTAGCTAGTCCACCTTTTGCATAACCGGCTCTGCCGCCATTAGCTAATTCATCAATAAATCTTGCAGTCAAATTATCAAAATCAGGATTAGATGGTCTAAGACCTTTTGCATCAACCATGTTATTAATTACTCGATTAGTAAAAATTGCAATCTCTTCAGATGATGCATTTACTGGAAGCATCTCTGCAATTCTTGGACCAAAATATTTTTGTACTAAAACAATAGGGTCACCATCAACTCCGCCGCCACCTTCTGTAATAAATTTTATATCAACAGGATCTACAATATCTGAAAATGTTGTTTGATTAGGATTTTCTTTTTTTAATGCATTAACTAAAAATTCTCTAGCTGAAGCTGTCTTACCTGGAAGATCAACTTTAGGAACAGTTTCCATAATAGCAGGTAATCCTTCTGCATCTTGTGCGCTTTTTGTCATTACAGTTCTATATTGGGCAGCAAGTTCTGGATCAGATTTAGCAAGATCTCGAATTGTTTTTTCAAATCCTGCAAAACCTTTTTTTTCTGCATCTTGTGCTGCTTCAGTTATCTGTCTTTCCCCGATCCCTGATTTAGCTCTTAATGAATCAAGACCACCCATGCTAAGAATATTAGTTGGGTTAGCTGTTTCATCCATCGTCTTTAAATTTTTAATTAATTGATTTAATTGGAAATCATTTAATTTGTTTGATGCAGCGTAAGCTAGAGAAGACTCGATATCTGGAATAACTTTTTCAATACCAATAGCTACAAAAGATTCTGGGTTAATATCTTTTTGAAACAGCATACCATCCTTGGGTCCTGATCCTAGAAAATTAACATTTGATCTGGTACCGAGGAACTTGGATGTATTTGCACCAAGTTTTGATCCTAGTTGTAATGCGATATCAATTAAATTTTTACTAGCCATAGTATTTTATTTCCCCTTTAACCAACGGTTCTTCTTTGTAATCTTCAGGGTGACGAACCATACCGCCCTGTCTAATTCTCATAATGGCTTGTGTCATACTATCCACATAGTCATCATGCTCTCCATACGGGAAAGCTGCACATTCCTCTACGACCTCTTGTGCAAAGTGTTCATGCATAGGAGCCCATATCTTGCCGCTCTCAAAAAGAGGGGCTACAGAATTTACTCTTACATGCTTATCATTTCCTCGGCTTGGAGTAAAGTTAATTACGGGAATATCCATTTGTCTAAGCTCATGAGTCAAAGGCAGTCCTGAAGCTTTCGCCTCAACAATTACCATGTCAGGATTCCAATCTAGATATTGCTGGTAGGCAACACGACGTAGTTCTGGAAACTCGTATCTGTCTTTAAATGCATCGAGTAGTATTATATTTTGACCATCTTCTTCTGTTTCAAACACACCCCAGGTGGTAATAGCACTATAGTCTGACTTTGTGCCTTTAGTAAATGCTGTATCATAACTTTGAATAATGTATTCTAATCTAGGTGGATATTTCTTTTCCCAGTTACGCCACCAATCTCTTTTGATTAAAGCTCCCTCTTCCCCGGTCGGAGATTGCATGTATTGTGCGTTCCAGTTACTAACCGGTATAGATGCTTTAGTTTTAAGTAATTCTTCCGATGTCCAGAATTCAGGCCACACGGGTTTTCCATCGGGGAGCAGGGCTGGTAGTTCTACAACCTCCCACTGATCAGATCCTTCTTCACTCTGTGCTTTTAATAATTGTCCAGTTACATCTTTCGTAGACCATCTAGTCATTACGATTACAATTGATCCACCAGGTTGAAGCCTTTGACGTGGACCAGCTGTGTACCAGTTCATCGCTTTCTCAAATGCTTTACCGTCTGCTCTTATATCTTGTTCTTTGTGCGGGTCATCAATAATTAAAAGATCTGCACCACGACCTGTGATCGCTCCACCAACACCAGCTGCAAAGTATTCTCCACCTTGTTCAGTTTTCCATTTTCCTGCTGCCTTACTATCTTCCTGGAGTCTTGTGCTAAACAACTCTCGGTAGTTGTCTTGGTCGACTAAGTTCTTAGTCTTACGACCAAAGTCAATTGCAAGGTCTGCTGTGTGTGTTGCTTGAATAATTTTTAGTTTAGGATCTTTACCAATCATCCAGGCTGGCAGCAAATAAGATGCAAACTCAGATTTAGTATGTCTAGGTGGCATATTGATAATAAGACGCTTAACTTTACCCTCAGCTAAATCGTTAAATTTTTTATTAATAATTTT